CTCCTGACCTCGTCCGGTGCGATGTCGAGAGGGTTGGCGCGTACACGCTTCACCCTTTCCCAGAACAGCCTGTTCTTTTCTTTCTTGGTCATTCTTGCCATCACATTGCTCCTCCAAATTTGGCGATCAGCGCCCACACATTGTATTCGGTTGTGACGGCATTAGTGCCGAAGACGATCAGCAGTGTTGCCAGAAACAACATGCCGACAAAGTCAGTGATCATGCTACGCATTGAAACCTCCTATGCGTTGATCAGGTTACGCACTGAGCTGGCATGCCACTGCCGGCCCATTGCGGTGGGAATGCCGGCATCGTTCAATGCCGACGCTATTGCACGCAGGCTCTGACCTGCATTGCGCAATGCTGTGATGACCGGCATCGCCTGCGGCGCAACCTGAGCGGTGGCGTCGCGGCGAATGCCGGCGGTAGCAGCGCCGCCCTTTGCCGGGCAGGGAGATCCCAGCTTGGTGCCGCGCTGCTTTGCTGCGGCCAGTGCTGCCTTGGTGCGCTCGGAGATCCGGCGGCCTTCCCATTCGGCAAACACAGCGGCCATCTGAAGAAATGTGCGGTCGGCCTCCGGCATGTCGGCGCAGACGATAGGCACGCCGGCTTCAAGCAGACCAGTGATAAAGTGGACGTTACGCGCGAGGCGATCCAGCTTGGCGATCAGCAGCGTCGCGCCAGTCTCTTTGGCGTGCGCGAGGGCAGCGGCCAGCTCCGGGCGGTCGGTGCGCTTGCCGCTCTCAACCTCGGTGTATTCTGCGATGGTGTCGTAACCAGCGACGGCGGCGCGTTGGGCATCCAAGCCAAGGCCCGACTGGCCTTGGCGCTGGGTGCTGACGCGGTAATAAGCGATGTATTGGGTCATGCTGATCTCCCTGTGAGGGCGGGGCCGTTAGGCCACCGCCTTTTTGTTGATGATGTCGCGCTGGCGCTTAACCGCTTTGAAGAAGCTGAACACACGCCACTGCGTGATGCCACGCTTGAGATGGTCCACGAAGCCGATCGGCTCCAAGGTGTACAGGAACTTGTACCCGCCGCGCTTGCCAACGATGACGAACAGCGAAGCGTCGTCAGCTTTGACATCAATGAAAGCGGAACCGATAGGGTGGCGCTCGATTGTGACTGTCGCGCCGATCTCTGCGGCTTCTTCTTCAATCCACTTAATGATCTGGTCTTGCTTGGTCATCTCTGTCTCCCTTGTTTAGAACTAACTCTCATTTGTTATATACACACTAAACCGATCTGGTACAAGGGTGGTTGTGTATATTTTTTGAAAAAAGGTAGTCCAATGTCCATCAATCCCAATGTCCACCTACGTTTGCGGCGATCCACGCACGACAAACTGAGGGCTGCGCTTGACCTATCAGCGCACCGCAGCTTGTCGTCACTGGCAGACGAGATCCTCGACGAGGGGCTGACCCGGCGCTTGGAGAAGGCGACAGACGACGATCTGGCGCGGGCCACGATGCTGGAGCTGGCAAGGCGCAATGGTTAATTCCCGCGTCAAAGGATCCTCATTCGAGAGGGCCGTTAGCACCTGCCTGCTGGAGGAGCTAGGGCTGAAATTTCAGCGCGACCTAGAGCAGTGGAGATCTGGCGACCGTGGCGACCTGCTGTGCGTTGATATGGATTTCCCGGCGGTAATCGAGTGCAAGGCATACGCTAAAGGCACAAGCGCAAAGCCGGCTTGGTGGGATCAGGTTTGCAAGGCTGCAACGGCGGCGAACAAGTGGCCGCTGCTGGTCTACAAGTACGACCGCATGCCGTGGCGCTGGCGTATCCCGGCGCAGGTGCTGATTGATCTGGGGCATCCGAATGGCAACAAGGGCATGCGCGAGGACGCGGTGCTGGATTGGGGCTATGCGGTGGAGATGGACACCGAGACTTGCATGACAATCATCCGAGAGGTGCTGGCGCATGCTGCGGATGCTTGATCTGTTCGCCGGGATCGGCGGTTTCAGTTACGCTGGCGAGAAGCTGGTCGGAGGCTATGAGACTGTCGCGTTCTGTGAATATGACGAACACGCGCAAAAGGTCTTGCGGAAGCACTGGCCAGACACAGAGATCATCAAGGACATTCGGGAGCTTGCAGATGACGCAGATAGATTTAGAGGAATGGTTGACATCATCACAGGGGGATACCCCTGCCAGCCGTTCTCACAAGCCGGGAAGCGCCTCGGCGATCAAGATGACCGACACCTCTGGCCAGAAATGCTTAGAGTTATCCAAGCTGTCCGGCCCCGCTGGGTCATTGGAGAGAATGTTGCTGGCCACATCTCTATGGGCCTCGACACGGTGCTATCTGACTTGGAAGCCGCAGGCTACACCAGCAGGTGCTACGTTATACCGGCTGTCGCCGCAGACGCCAGACACCGCAGAGACAGATGCTGGGTCGTTGGTGCCGACACCCGACACAAGGGGGTTCACGAACGATGGCAGTCTGCAAATGTTGATGAAAATTGCCAACAGCCGGGAAGAGTGGAGCGCGATGGCGCACCGCGCTGGCAGATCGCAAAAGGAAAGGATTTGGCCAACGCCAACCGCGAGAGACTGGAAGGGGGCGAGTGGCAGGGCTTTGAAGGGCGAGGCGAAAGACCTTCCATCAGAAGCTGGTGGGAGCCTGAACCCGCATTGGGTCGAGTGGCTAATGGGATACCCGGTCGGGTACACCGACTTAAACAGCTAGGCAACAGCATCGTGCCACAGGTGGCGGCGCGTATCTTGTATGCGATCAAGGAGGCAGACAATGCGTCCGAAATACGAGACTGATCACGACCTCAAGAACGAGCGGCTGGTCGCTGACGCCTTGCAGAACATCGGCGTCGAGGTTTACAAGCTGCCGGTGCAGTATCGTCTCGACTGGTTGCTGCGGCGCGATGGTCAGCCGATAGGCTTTGCCGAGGTGAAGGCGCGCAAGTGCGACCTCAACACATATCCAAGCGTGATGATCAGCCTGTCGAAGGTCATGCACGCCAGACTATTAACTGAGGCAACCGGCTTGCCGGCGTACCTCATACTGCTTTACCGTGACGCGCTGGCGCGATTGGATTTCGCGTCGGAGTTTACGGTAAATCCGGGTGGCAGGGCAGACAGGAATGATCCGCAGGATCTGGATGTCTGCGCCTACTACCCAAGAGAGCGGCTGACAGTGATCAGCCACAAACCAACTGACGTTACCGTTAAGGAGTAAACAATGGCGTTAGGTTTTACAGAGAGCAACGGCGGCGGGGGTGATTTCCTGCCTATCATCAAGTATTCGGCACAGAGCGGAGACTTTGTCCGGCAGGAGCGGCAGCAGCAGCCCGATGGGACGTGGTCCAAGTCGGACGCTGAGATGCCTTATCCGATCAGCATTGCGATGGATATGGATGGCATCGAGGTGGGCTGGATGGCCTTCACCAATGGCCCAGACTTCCAGATGGTGAGGCTGGGTGATGCCAAGCCGCAGCGGCCAAGCCCGGACCACAATGAGGGCTTCCGCGTGAAGGTCTACAACAAGGATCTGGCAGTGCGTGAGTGGTCCAGCTCAAGCAAGGTGGTCAAGCAGTCGATGAACAAGCTGCACGACATGTACCTTGCCGGCAAGGATGCCAACCCGGGCAAGGTGCCGGTGGTGACCATTGAAGGCACAGAGCGCGTGACCATCAACACGCCGAAGGGTGAGCTGGTGTTTAAGGCCCCAAAGTTCGCGGAGATCAGCCAGTGGATTGATCGAAGCGCATTCGATGCCGCCTCCCCAGCGGCAGAACCCGCGCAGGCAGAACCTGCGCCGCAACCTCCAGCGGCGACAGGTAGCGACCTGTTCTAGCGCGTGAGGCTGGTGCCAGTTGTCTCCCGGCTGGCACCAGCCAACATCTATGGGGGCGGGAGAATGGGGATTTCAGATGAACAACATTGCAAGTTACATCGAACAGGTGGCCCGGCACTACAAGGGTGAGCCGACAAGCAAGCGAGGCGTCGAGCTGCGTTGGGGGACGCACGGCAGCTTCTGTGTGGATCTGCGCAAGGGTACTTGGTTCGATTATGAGATGAACACGGGCGGCGGGGTGATCGACCTTGTGCGCCTCAATGAGCCGGCCAGCCTCAATGGTGGCCTGTCTGACGTGTTGGCTGAGAAATTCGGGATACAGCCGCAGCAGCAGAAGGCGCTGACGCCGGCCAAGTATCTCGCCAAGCAATACGACTATTATGACAGCGACGGCGTGCTGCGCTATCAGGTGCAGCGGTTCGAGCCGAAGACATTCAGGCAGCGCCGGCCAGACGACAAGGGTGGCTGGCTGTATAACCTGAATGATGTCGAGGCGCTGCCATACAATCTGGTCGGCATGATGCAGAACCCGGACGCGCCAGTCTTCATTGTGGAAGGCGAGAAGGCAGCCGAGCGATTGTGTCAGTTGGGCTTGGTGGCCAGCACCAATCACGGCGGCGCAAAGAACTGGAAGCCGGAGCTGAACCAGTATTTCAAAGGCCGCAACGTCATCGTGCTGCCCGACAATGATGATGCCGGCAGGGCGCACGCGGATGTGGTGATCAGCCAACTGTACGGCACAGCCAATGCCATCAAGCGCGTGGATCTGCCGGGCGCTGAGAAGGATGATGTGGTTGACTGGCTGTTCAAGGGCGGCGACACGCAGCAACTGATGGAGCTGGTGAAGGCGACGCCGCCCATAGCGGCAGAGCCGGAGCCAGCGGAGCCGGAAGAGATGCCCGACATATACCCGCTGTATGACGAGGCATATCTGATGTCGATGCCGCCAGTTGAATGGATGGTCGATGGTGTGCTGACCAAGCACGGCTTTGCTGTGCTGTACGGTGCGCCGGGGACAGGCAAGTCGTTCATCGCCATTGATATGGCGCTGTGTATGGCGCACAACAGGCCGTGGCACGGTCGCGCCACAAAGGCCGGGGCCGTGCTTTACATAGCCGGTGAGGGCGTCGGTGGCCTCGGCAAGCGCGTCAAGGCTCACAAGCTGCACAATGGCATTGAGGGCAATGGATCGCTGAAGGTGCTTCCTGTGGCCGTTGATATGATCGACCCGGAGAGCGTCGAGAAACTGCTGCGCACCATCGACAGCCTAAACACAGAGTTTAGCTGCTTGGTGATCGACACAGTGGCCAGATCAATGACCGGCGAGGAAAACAGCGCGACA